TAATCATGTATTTTTTACCAGAACAATTAGAACAATTAGAACAATAAGAACAATTAGAACAATCATAACAATAAGAACAATAAGAACAATCAGAACAATCATAACAATTAGAACAATTAGAACAATCATAACAATTAGAACAATAAGAACAATCAGAACAATCATAACAATAAGAACAATCAAAACAATTAGAACAATCAAAACAATAAGAACAATTAGAACAATAAGAACAATCATAACAATAAGAACAATTAGAATTCTCTTTAAATTTAGCTTTCTCTAATGCTTCTTTCTTTTCTTCAGTTAAATTAAATTCTTTGTTTACCATGTTGATTATAAACGAGGAGAGTTAGGCCCTCCTCGAATGAAAAATGTTGTTAGGTATATTATTAATACTTTACAATATAACTTAGAATACTTAGTATTTAAACTTATAGGTTAGTCTATATATACTAAATTATAAAATGCAATTCTCTCATCAGAAGTTAATGCTTTATTATTAACAAACCATTGAAAATATCCGTAAGTTGTAGGAACTATCGTATCGTGAGTTGAAACTAAAACATCATCAACATAAAATAACAATTCAGAACCAACATACTCAACTCTAAAAACATGAGGAGCTAAAGTTAAAGCAATAGCATTTAATTCTTGAGTTGAACCATCTCCTGTTGATGTATACCATTGTCCATTATTATAATAAAATCCTGCGTGAATAGTTAAATCAACGTGAGTGGCTTGTGTTGTATAAAGTGTTCTTGATATTCCTACAAACTTTAAAGCATTACTTGTAATATCATAAGGATAAATTCTCCCACTCCAAACTCCAGACATATAAGTTTCTTGAGCATTGATATTCTGTCTTGCATAACTCCCTGCTGTTGTTCCTGTTTTAGTTGTTGCTATTGCTAAGGCCTGAGTAGTGCTACCTGTTCCTGATGTTGCAGTTGAAAACATATCGAAAGTTGTTAAGTCTAAATAAAATAATCTATCTCCTGCTTGACTTACTAATGACTTCACTATTGTTGCTTTATCAATATTATCATAAGTCATCTTTCCAGTTGTTTTAAAATCATCAGTTGAATCTTTCCAATCAATATGCTCATCAGCTTCATATCCAGATAAATTATTATGCACAATCTCACTATCATTTGTTGTTATTGTATCTGCTGTATTTGTCAATCCTGTTGAAAAAGTATAAGTTGTTCCTGTATTATCATCAACATATTTTTTATTAACTATGTCTAATGCTTTTAATGGGTGAGCTTGAATTGTTCCTTCATTAATATCTATAGAATTGACAATATTATAATCATCCATATTATCAAAGTTTCCTGCACCCTCTGGACGATGCATCCCATCCTTCTTTTTAGCCCCAGATGCTTTATACATCTTCTTCACTACTCTCATTAGCTTATCTACCATGAATATAAGAAGAAAGGGTGGTTAATAAATTTTCTCCCCCTAGGTAGAGAAAACTTTATGGAGGTGGGGTGGTTTATACTGCTGTTGATGTTACAACTTCCCATCCACCAGTTCCAACAACAAATAGTTTAGAACCAGACATTTTAAGAATCCCAACTCTTGCACCTGTATCATTATTATTTTCTACTGGTGTTGTGAATGAGCTGGGTTGGCAATCATCACCTATTAATTCTACCATTATGCAGCCCTCAAGATTTTAATTACAGATACTTGTCCTTCACCAACATAAACAGTTTTAATAAAATCAGTTGCAGCAGTTAATGTTACAGAATCAATTAATGTTTTTAATGCTGTGCTTCCAACTGCAGCTTCTCCAATCATAGTAGCAGTTAATTCTCCTGCCATTATTTCTTCTCCTTAACTTTAACCTTCTCTTTAGAATTAGTGAAATTACCATCTCTTATTTTCTGAACTAAATCTCTGAATAACTTAGAGTTAGTTCCTCCTTCTGCTTGTCTTAATAAGAATACTTGATATAGTGCTAATTCAACTGCATCTCTATCTTTACCATCAACATAATCTAAGAAATAATTTACATCTAACATCTTATTATAATCATCAGAAATAACTTGTTTAAGAACTCCATCTAAATCTCTATTACTTTTCCACCATTTTAGGCCTCTAGAAAGTTGTCCAATATGTCCCATTTTAAACCTCAATAGTTGTATTAGTAATTGTATAGATTTTCTTAGGGTTTGTTATTTGAATTTGCCCAATCTCCCAACTTCTAATCAATGTTTTAATTCCTGCAGTTGTTTCTGTATTAGTTATTACTGCAGTTGTTAATCCAACAACACTCTGCCATGTTGCAGTCTGTTGATTAATTATAATCATAGCTTCATCAGCTGTAACACTTGTAGTCTTAACCATTGTTAATCCTGCAATCTGTCCTACTCTTCCATTAGAAACAACATCAGCTGTTTTGAATGAAGGATTATTAATTACTTTACTATTCATAATTAAAGATGCGTGGTCATGTGGGTTAATCAATAACATTCCACCCTCTAGAGCATCTACATTGTTTTCATCCATAGCCTCAATTCCCCTTAGAATATCATTTATAGGATTTCTTGTTGATTCTGCAGCTGCATCCCATTCAGCAACACTTGAAACAGTTCCACTTGTAGAACCTTCTGCTGTTAATGCTGCATAAATTGCTATGTCTATTGCATTAACTATTGCTTCTGCAACCTTTTCAAGAGTTCTAGTTTGAACAGAAATTGCATCTGTCAAAATATCTTCCATTGAGATTTCTGCTTCACCACCATACTTATAATGGTCTGCACTTGTTTTAGTCCAACTCGCATTTAATGAAGGGAATTGTGATAATCTTCCAATCTCTTTAATGTTCCTAGTTCCTGCAGCTGTTAATATTGTTGCATCTTCTTTGTAATAAGTTTCAGTCCATTTATTAGATTTAGAATTTAATAATAATGGTTTTAATTTGAACATCTTTTTTTCAAAGACTTTAACTATTCTAGAAATATTTTCTCCTCTTATATCTGTAGCACCAACTTCATCGGCCATATTATCCACCAAATCCTGAGAGTGTTACTTCTCCAGTTGTTGCTGCTGCAATAGCTTCTTTAGCTCTTCCAACAACTGCTCCAGTTAATAATTCTGCAGCTATTGCTTTTCTTATTTGATTTGCACCAGACATAACAACTAAACTTCCTGCAGTTATAACACCTTCTCCACCTATTGTTGCACATGATGTCATAACAAAAGTTCCAGTAGTCCATAAACCTAATTCAGTTTTACTATTAGATGCAACTTTCTCTGTTGCTGCAATTCCTGCAAATGCTTCTGCTGCTCCAGTTGCTGCACTAGCTGTTCTAGGGTCTGCAACCTTACACATAGTATATTTTTCTATTGTTGCTCCATCTGCAACAGTGTAATCATGAGTTTCATAAGGTCCTTCAACTTGACTTGGTTCATTTGCCATGAGTATTAGGAGATTAATATATATTTAAATCTTTCCTTCTTTCCTTAATTGATAAATCTTTAAAAATAATGCTAAAATCCCAAAGATTGCTATTTCAATCTCTAATATCATAATAATTCTGTTCCTTGTTCATTGTTTAAATCTTCCTTAGTTCCGATATGGTGAAATGCAACATGTTCTTTTCTGATTAGTTGTCTAGGTATTTTAGAATAATCTAGTTTAGGAATCTTCTTTAACTTTAACATTGCTCTGATTGGCATTACAAATTTATCTAATTTATAACCATCAGCATTATCTCTATAGTTCATTGTTGCTAACATATGATTAAGATGTTCTCTAGGGAATACAAACTCCCATAATTGAATGGGTCTTACTTGTAGTTGTGTGTAGCTTTCAACTTTCTTTCCAGTTTCATCATTATTTATCTGGGTGAAGTTCATAGCTTGTAAATCATTAATAGTTGCATCAACTCTATCTTTAATTCCTCTAGTTATTGTGTATAAGTGCATCTTCAAATGCTTTGAGGACAATTTCATTAATAGCAATTCCTTTATCAGAATCTATTTTGATTTGTTTTAGTTTAATAATAGTTTCCTTAGTTGCTTTGATTTCTAGTTCTAGTCTTTCTTTATCTAGCATCTTTGAAAGGATTAACTTCTCCATTCTTAAACTTCTCGTTGTATTCTTCATCAGTTAATTCCTTAGGTTTTTCAGCAATACTGCCAGCTTCGGTTTCTCCTCCAACTGCTCTTCTTGCTGCCAAGTTTTCTTCACGACTAAGTATGGCTTCTCTTCTATCGTTTTCTCTTTCCTGCCTTTCAGCAATAAAGTCTGCTCTGTCAAGCTCAGAAGTTGTTTTTGACTGAATCCCCTCATCAGTGTTTTCTGATGTTCCTTGTTCTTTTGTTTCTTCATCCATCTTTACCCCCTTTCATTAGAATTGAACTCTACTTCTCCTTCTTGTTGTTGAAGTTGTCTTTTTATAAACTTCTGTTGATGCTCCTCTCTTTTCTAATAATGCAATTTCCTCGTCTGTTAATTCTAATCCTGCATTTCTTTTTCTTATTGCATCATAGAATTTTGCATCTTCTAAATCTCTGGCTTTACTTTCAACTCTTAGTTTTTCATATTTAGCATCATCTGCAATTCTTCTATCTTCAAACTCTTTATCTCTCTTAGCTTGGTCATCTTTAAAATCTTGGTCTCTTTCATCCTGTCTTTTATCTCTCTTGTCTTGTTCATCTTTAAAATCTTGGTCCCTCTCTTCTTGCTCTTGTTTTTGTTGAATATCTCTATCTTTAATTTGGTCCATTACTGTGGGTAGTTCTGCCTCTCTTTGTCTGTCTAGTGATTCACCAACTAATGCTGCAGCTGCAATTCCTTCTTTACTTGCTTTAGCAACATTATAATATGGTAATTTATCAATCCATGTATCTAGTTCTCTGTTTTCAGTAACTTCTTTTAATTCTGCAGTTAGTTTATCATATTCAGTATAATCTCCTGTATCATCTCCAAATTTTAAAGCATCTCTCATTCCAATAGTTAATGCAGTCCTTGCTTCAAAAGTATTGTGAGAAGCCCAAGGCCATGTTCCAAAAGCATCCATAACTTTATCAATTACAAATAAAGAAATTCCTCCTGCAACTAGGGATTTTTTTGTTAATCCCCATATTTTAGAATTTGTTGGGTATCTTCCCCCTATGGTTGAATCTACTACTTGATTAACTCTTCTCTTTGCAACTTCTCTTGCTAATGTTCTAGTTTGCTTACTACTTAATCCTCTTGATTTTGCTATAGCATTCACATCAATATAAGTTTTAGTTAAGTCTAGTGGCTTCCCACTCTTCCCAATTTTTTTTAAAGAATTAACAACATTTAATCCAACCTTTTTAGCTTCTTCTGCACTTTTAGGGACTCCTTTAGAGAATAATGTTTTTGATTTTGCTGCAATTCCTGTTCCCTTTAATGCACCTTTAGTTACTTTTCCTGCAGGAAGTATTGCAGCTAATCCTGCATTATAAACTGCTTCTGAACTTCTTTCTCCATAAGGTTTATCTAATTCTGCACTTATTTTTTTTCCAGTATCTGCTCCAATAAGAGAACTAACAAATTTATATGGTTTTGATTCTGTTATTTTTTCAAACATATTTCTATTTCTTTTTGTTTCTCTTTCTTTTCCCCTTTCTTTTGTAGTTTTGCCTAGTTTTATTTTTGTTCTATCATTAGTTTTAGTAGTTTTAGAAGTTGTAGTTGGGCCGACAGTTCTCACATTTGCAGGTGTCTTTTTCTTCTTCTTCCCAAATCCAAATACCATTATATTACCACTCCAAAAAACATAATTATTAATTCTTTATTTTCTAGTCCTAGATTTGTTATAACTCCTGCAATTACTGCATACAACATTTTCTTAATCCATTTAATATCAGTTTCTATTACCATTAATCTATCAGATATTTTCATTGTCCTGCACCTGCTGTTGTTTCATTAGGTTGGACTGTTGTTGGGTCTGGGTCTTTCTTTTCATCAGATAATAATTCATTTTCTAAACTAACTGGAAACTCTAACTCAATAACTAAGTTTAATTGTGCTAAAACTTGCTCTTCAATATAAAGTTGTTCTTCTTCTACACTCTGTTGAAAAGCTAAATAAACTATTGATGATGCTTTCTCTGTAAACTCTGAACTCCCACCGACGACGATTTTAGGAACTCCTGCAGTTTGATATAATAAGTTATCAAGATATTCTATCCATGACATCGGAGAGAGATTTGCATTAGGTGCTAAACTAATAATCTCAAACTCTACACTTCCTTGAGGAATATACATATTATCTCCTTTACCTTTTGCTGCATCAACCTTTGCTTTAAATGCTGCAATTTTAGTAGTGTCTTGAGTATCTAATTTATAGGCAATCATCGGGTCTATGTTGTGATGAAGAACTCTATCCCAGTCATTCATTGCTCTGTTCTTCATATCCATAATTCTTTTAAGTTTCTGAATAATACCTCTTCCATGAATTTCATCTGCGACTCTATTTCTTGCTAAATAAAATACTTTCTCTGGTTCTAATCTTCTTGGTTTCTTTCCTGCAACTTTAGACTTTTGTTCAAATCTTTTTATAACTCCTGCACCATCTACAATATTTGACATTACTCCAGAGTCTAAAGGTTTAAGATTTGTTAATACTCCTTCTTCATCTCTTATTATTTCTGCATAGAAGTTTCCACCGATTAACATTGTTCTCATTGCATTTTCAAGAATTGTATTAAAAGTATCTACTCCAAAACCTTTTATAGAATCTAATAACATTGTTGTTTCTTCATCAGCTTTAAATCCTTTTCCAACAGTCCATGTTGCCTTAGCATCTATTACTGCTGTTATCTCTGGTATTTTATCGTCGGTATAATATCCAAAATAATCTTCCCAGTTTTCATCTTCCCATTTTGTTTCTTTCTGGTCAAAAGGTCCATCTGTCTTAGCAGAATCAACTTCAAAATAATTATCAGAATCACTATCAAAAGCTGTCTTTAAATTGCTTCTCTCTGATGATGATATATTATAATCTCCCATTATATTGCTGCGTAAGTTGCGTCTGCAAATTCCTTCGTAACTACATCCCTCTCTTTAATTGGTTTCTTAACATCTTGGAGTCTTTTGCTCTTCTCTGTTCTTTCTCCATTAATTGAATTGAGTTTGTTCATCTGTCGTAGTGGCATCTATAAACCTCCCTGCAAAGTTTTCTAAAATACTCTGTTTGTTGATGTTGATTCCTTGATATAATATTTCCCCTAGTAATCTCCCCCACTTCTCTACTCTGTTTGTAGGGTCTATTAATATCTCTACTTCTTTCCCTAAAATATTCTTTTCTAACCATTTTTGACTTTTAATCCCTGCTCTTGTTGGTAATTCAGGGGCATCAGTATCTATAAACCTTATGGGAAATGTGAAATCCCTCTCTTCCCATTCAACTCTTATAGTATCTCCATCTGTTACCTTAACAACCTTTGCCATAAAATTTTCTGTAATTTGTTTATGTGGTGAATCAAAATAATAAAAATCCATTTGAGAGTTTGTTAATTCAGGAAATCTTTTAAAATCATGTTCCCACATATTAAGCATCTCCTGTTATGAAGTCTTTTACTTCTTGGTCTTTTAATAATGATAACCCTCTTGCAATACTTTCTCTATAAACATTTATCATTGTTTCAGCTTCCACAGTGTCTGCAGTGTAACCACTCATATCATATGATATTATGTATATTGCTGCTAGATTAGAAGCAACATCATTTAATATATACTTTACATCATCACTTATTGAAGCATAAGCATCTACCCAATCAAATTTAGTAACTGCTGCAATAGTTCCTTCTGCTTGTCTTACAAAATTACTAACTAGAGTTTCATTACTTCCGATTGCACTTGCATTTGCTCCTGCTTTATTAATTGCATCTGCTAATGTGCATAGAGTTCCAGCATAATCTCCACCAACAATTTCAAACATAGCATCACCTGCTGTTGCGGCCCATTCCCCTGCAGTTTCATCATTTTCCCATGTATTTCCTCCTGCATATCCTCCTCCTGCATCTACTCTCCAATTATAAGTATTTCCTGTTGATGTTGTAGCACTTAAAACTATCGCATATTTTCCATTAGCTTTTAATGTTGCAGTAGACATTGAAATTTCATACCATGTTCCTGTAACAGTTCCAACACTACCAACTGCTATTGTTCCTGAACTTATTGCAGTTCCTTTTGGTGTTCCATCATTAAATGTTTCGTGAATCTCAATAGATAAATTTCCAGGAGTTCCTGTTTTGAAAATTTTAATATTAACACTTGATAAATTGAAAGTTGTATTTGTTCCAGTAGTTCCTATTGTAAAAGATTGTGCTAATCTATCAATAGTGTTATCTGCATCCATAGCACTCCCATTAGAATCTTCCCCTGCAACATAAAATTCTATAACACTTGCCATTGTTTTAAGAGTAGTAGTAAATATTTAAAGTTTTGTCTTTGGTGCAAAATGCAACTCTGATTAATGCTTCTGTGATGTGTGAGTAATTTCCATAAATAATTAAGTTTCCAGATTCAGAATATTCATATTG